CGTGTAAGCAACCCCAACAATCAAGAGAACGAAAAGATTGCTGGTCTTCTCAAATACTGCATCAATCATCAGCATTGGAGTATCTTTGAGATGGCATTCATGACGCTTGAGATCAACACCACCAGGGGACTGGCGGCCCAGATCCTTCGTCACCGTTCATTTACATATCAAGAGTTTTCTCAGCGGTATGCAGATTCATCTCTGCTTGCTGAACAGATTCCTATGTTCGATCTTCGACGACAGGACACTAAGAATCGTCAAAACTCTATTGATGATATTGACGAATTCACCAAGCAAGAGTTTGAGATTCAGATTCAAAGATACTTTGCTGAAGGTATGGATCTGTATCAAGCAATGCTTGACAAGGGAATTGCAAAGGAGTGTGCTCGTTTTGTGCTTCCTCTGGCTACGCCAACCAGACTCTACATGAGTGGATCAATTCGCTCATGGATTCATTACATTCAACTTCGCTCTGCTAATGGCACACAGAAAGAGCACATGGACATTGCCAATGAGTGCAAGTGCATCTTTGCAGGTGAATTTCCTGTAATCGCAGAAGCACTTGGTTGGGTTGCTCATACTAAATAATTATGTGGAGATTCTAACTTATGGCAACATATCCAGTTGTCCACCTTCAAACAGGTGAGACAAAAGAAGTGAAAATGAGCGTACATGAATGGGACCAGTGGAAAAAAGATAATCCCGATTGGTCAAGAGATTATTCAGATCCCAGCACCTGTCCTGGTGTTGGGGAAGTTGGTGAGTGGCGCAATAAATTAGTCGCCAAAAACCCAGGGTGGAATGATGTGCTCGGAAGAGCCGCAAAGATGCCTGGATCAAACGTCAAAAAAATCTAGTAAACCTCAACCTATGCCTGCAAAAAAGAGAAAGAACTCATCCCAGCAACCCATCGGTGTGGGCCTCACTGCTAAGCAGATGAAGCGCAAGAAACCAATCAACTCAGACTTGATGGTTGACATTAATCCTCTTACTGACAATCAAAGGAAATTCTTTGATGCATATGAGGAAGGAAAACATTTGGTTGCATATGGATGTGCTGGAACTGGTAAAACGTTCATTGCTCTTTATAATGCACTCGCAGATGTCTTAAACGAAGTCACACCGTATGAAAAAGTATATGTTGTCCGTTCTCTGGTAGCAACTAGAGAGATTGGTTTCCTACCAGGAGATCATGAGGACAAGTCTTCCCTTTACCAAATTCCATATAAGAATATGGTGAAGTATATGTTTGAGATGCCTACAGATACAGACTTTGAAATGCTGTATGGCAACTTGAAGGCTCAAGAAACTGTAAGTTTTTGGAGCACTTCCTTCATTCGTGGTACTACTTTCGATAATGCAATTCTGATCATTGATGAATTCCAGAATCTAAACTTCCACGAACTAGACTCTATCATCACCCGTGTTGGTGAGAACAGTAAGATTATTTTCTGTGGTGATGCCACTCAAACTGATCTTACCAAAACTAATGAAAAGAATGGAATTGTTGATTTCATGAGCATCCTTAGGAAGATGCCATCATTTGAACTTGTAGAGTTTGGTGTTGACGATATTGTAAGATCTGGTATCGTTAAAGAATACTTACTTGCTAAACTCGATTCTAATTTGTAATGTTCAATCATATTGATATTCCTTTTGTTAATGATCTAGAAAGAGAAGAAATCGAAGGTGTTAGGCACTATGTTGTGCCTGGCACCCAAGATGTAAAATTTGTCTCGATTACTTCAGTGTTGAGCTGGATTAATCGGGACAAATTTGCTAAGTGGAGAAAAAAAGTTGGTGATGAAGTAGCAAACAGAACTCTGAGACAATCATCCAGTCGTGGCACTGACATGCACACTCTGACTGAGCATTATCTAAAGAATGAATCTCTTCCAAAAGTAAAACCACTTCCAGAGATGTTATTCAAGGTTGCGAAACCATACCTGAATAATATCGACAATATTCATGGTCTTGAAAAGAGACTATATAGTATGAACCTTAAAGTCGCTGGGACAGTAGATTGCATCGCTGAGTACAATGGCGAGTTGGCGATCATTGACTTTAAGACAAGTAAGCAACCAAAACCAAGAGATTGGATTGATGGATACTTTGTACAGTGTGCAGCATATGCTTGCATGTTGTATGAACTTACTGGTATAATAGTGAAGAAATTTGTAATTATCATGTCATGCGAAAATGGAGAATGCGAAGTTTATGAAGAGTACGACAAAGGAAAATACATCCATTTGTTGGGTGAATATCTACGGAGATTCAATGAAAAATGAATTAAAAAAGGAGTTAGAAAAAAAGTTCATCACATCTGAAAAATTCTGTCAGGAGATTGAACAAATTGTTCTGAAAGAGAAGATGAATTACATTGATGCAATCGTCTTTTTCTGTGAGCAAAATAACCTTGAAGTTGATTCAATTTCAAAACTAATCACCAAGCCATTAAAAGAAAAACTAAAGTGGGACGCTATTCGTCTGAACTTTATGAAGAAGACTTCCAAGGCAAAATTACCACTCTAAATACCAAAGGGTCAAGAATTATAAACATGAGTAAATTTATGGAATCCGAATTTGTTCAAGCAGGTTTGGATAAAATTGAAAGACTTCAACAAGAAATCTTTGAAGAGGTTATGGATTATCCAAATCTTGACTATGATGAAAAACTTGAGCATTTGGGTAAACTAGAAGAGCTGATTGAAACACAAAGTTTGATGTACGCTCGTATGTCACTTAGTGATGATCCAGCAGCAATTGAAAGAAGAAAAAACATTCAAGAATTCTGCGAAATGATGGGATTCGCTGGAGGAAATGATGTGAGATCTGTCTTTGAAGAAATGAAAGCAACTGTTCGGGGTATGAAAGAAGACCTTGACTCCTGACCCAACCCATCCTATAATAAACACGTTCACAACACAGGCCAAATCCAATGTCCTTTTCCGATCTAAAAAAGAAATCCTCTCTGGGTTCCCTCACCAACAAACTGGTGAAGGAAGTCGAAAAAATGACCAAGACTGGTGGTGGAGACGATCGTCTCTGGAAACCACAACTTGACAAGACTGGCAACGGTTACGCTGTAATTCGTTTCCTCCCTGCTCCCGATGGCGAAGATCTGCCATGGGCAAAACTGTATTCCCATGCCTTCCAAGGCCCTGGTGGTTGGTTCATTGAGAACTCTCTCACCACTCTCGGACAAAAGGACCCCGTATCTGAATACAACTCTCAACTCTGGAACAGTGGTCTAGAGTCTGATAAAGATGTTGCTCGTAAGCAAAAGCGTAAACTGTCTTACTACAGCAACATCTATGTTGTCAAGGATCCTGTCAATCCTGACAACGAAGGTAAAGTCTTCCTCTTCAAGTTTGGCAAGAAGATCTTTGACAAGATCACTGCTGCTATGCAACCTGAGTTTGAAGATGAAGAGCCTATCAACCCCTTCGACTTCTGGCAAGGTGCTAACTTCAAACTGAAGATCAAGAAAGTTGCAGGTTACTGGAACTATGATTCTTCTGAGTTTGCACGTCCAGATGCACTTCTAGATGATGACGATGCTATGGAAGCAATCTGGAAGAAAGAGTATTCTCTTCAGTCACTAGTTGCTCCTGATCAGTTCAAGACTTACGAAGAACTGAAGACTCGTCTTGACTATGTTCTTGGTATCAAGGGCACTCCTAAGTTCCAAGATCAAGAGACTGTCGAAGAGGAAGAACA